AACCCGATTCCCATCGCCGCGCACGTCGACTCCACACCGCGCCACCCGGTCGAGTGAATACCGCGCGGCCGCACGACGTGACGGGCGAGGTCAGCGAGGCTGGCCGTCCCAGAGGTCATCGGTCAGGTCAAACTCGGACTCGGACTCGGCTTGCTTGTCCAAGGTGGCGATTTCCTTGGCGATGTCCTGCAACCGGCGGGTCAGCGAAGCCAGGTCACGCGGAGGACAGTCGGGGTCACTCACGGTGCGAGCGATGCGCTCCCGCATGGCCACCAGCAGGTCGCGTTGCGAACCGGATGCCGCCGCTGCGGCCACAGACTGCGGCTTCAACGCGGATTCGTTCGCATCGACCGCCCGTAGGCGCGACCTCGCGGCCATCCGGTGTCCTCTCGTCTGAATCTGGCCCTGACCTGCGGAAATAGGTCAAAACCGGGTCTGACCTGCGGGGATGGTGGGAAAAAGCGTTCAGTGGATTCGGTGGTAGATAGACGGCGGTTGGTGCGGACGGTCGCCGGTTTGCTGGCCGCAAAAACCACGAACTGCATTTCGTCAATCAGCGCACCTCAAACCCGGTTTTCACGAAGTTCTTTTCGTGAATCCGCTGGCCCAAACCTCGTGGTGCCGACCAGCGACCGAGAGCCGGCTAGGTGGAGGGTCGACGCCTCATAACGGCTAGATGGATGACGACCGAAACCGCGCGTGCCGGTCGACATATCGCCCGGCGTACCAGCGCGTGACAAGCCCCGGCGCTGAGCTGGTCGACCAGGGCGACGACACCACGGCCGGCCGTGCTGGCACCGGCGCCAACAGCGCGGCCGGCTATCGCGCGCGCTGGCATGGGGCGGCATCGCGGGATATGGGCGCCGGCGTATCGGCATCGACGCCGGCCACGGGTGATCGGGCCCATATCGGGCCGTAGGGCCATCGGGACGGGCCTGTCGGCCATCCGTGCCATCGGGGCTAAGTCCGTGCCATGCGGGCCGCTAGCGCGACTACGTAGCGCCTATGTCGGTCCACTACGGCCGACCAGCTAGCGCGACGACCGAGCCGAGCCGAGCCGAGCGGGCTGAGCCCAGTGAGCCGAGCCGAGCCGAGCCGAGCCAAACATCTCCCCGTTCTATGTTGATCACACGTAACCTAACGTGTACCGTGATCACTTGTGACCACCACTAGTAGAACGGGATGTAATGACAACACGTCTAGAACGGGCTCTGATCAGCGCAGATTTCGGTACGGCCGTGATCGACGGCCTTACCGGGTCGGCCGAAGTACGTAGTGCGCGCGCCATATGGGCAGATCTTCGTGAGCGCATCGGATACGGGCGTCATGCCGCCGACCTGCTCACGTCCGGCGCATCACAGCAGAAACTAGGCAAAAATTCTCTACCTAGCTTTGGTCTCATGTTGACGCCCGAGCGTGGCATGATGGCCGACGACCTGGCAGATGTTCGGGCCGTATTCGAACTATCGGGGCCGTGGAACCTGTGCCCTCTGGCGTCGATAGGGTGCGCGCTGGCGTGTTTGTCACGCTCCGGGCAGTCTGGTATGCCAGCACAGCAACGGGCCCAAGCCGTGCGGACCGCGTTCCTGCTCTCGCACCCCCACGAATTCGGCCTAATCCTTGGCGCTGAAATTCGCCGCGCAGTGAACAAGAGCGACCAGATTAACCTACGTTTGAACACGACCAGCGATATCCGCTGGGAGCTGGTCTCCGCCGACATGGTGGAGACCCTGGCAGATGCTGGCGTACTCATGTACGACTACACCGCATGGGCGCCATCCCAGCGCACCGAGTCGGCGGCCTACAGTCTCACCTACAGCGCAAAAGAGCCTAGCCACACTTCCGATGACTACCTGCTCGGGATCATCGCCGGTGGCTCTAATGTTGCGATGCCTTTTGACACTCCGCGCGGGCAGGATCTGCCGACGTCGTGGCATGGCGTGCCGGTGATCGATGGCGATAAATCCGATGAGCGTCGGGACGACCCGCGTGGGGTGATCGTTGGCCTCCGTGCCAAGGGCTATGAGTGGAAACGTGACAACACGGCCGGATTTATCCGCTCGTCGCTACCGTTATCGGTCGTGGCATGATGTCGGCGATATCGGCCGGCATCATTGCCGCCGTGACAGTGTTTGTCGTCTTCTGGCGTGATTGGACGGCCGGATAACATGGATGGCACGACCGTAGGGCCCCGATACCGTCGGGGCCCTACGTTTCCAGTCGGCCGTGCTACCGGGCCGCCCGTGGGGCCGCTCAGGCGATGCCAGGGGCGGCCGTGTTCGAACACTCTACCATGCCACCCTACCACACCCGTTCGAACAGATGTTCGTCGCACAGGTGTGCGAGTTGCCGAAGGGGCCTCTTTTGGTCACCGGCCGATTCCCCGAATCCGAGAAACCGATTTTAAAATTTTTTGCCTAACGCCGGCGGCGATTTTTTTCCGGCTGCCGCGCCGACCCGACCCGGCCGAAACTTTTTTCGCTCAACCCCTTGTGCTCACCGTTCGCGGTGACGTACCCTGATCACATCAAACCGCACTAGAGAGGACCGCTATGAAGATCAACATCAATTACATCGACATCAAAGACCAGGCCGCGCTGTATTGCCTCTACGACGGGCAGTTCAACGCGCAGCCGGTCTACATCGCGCTCGACCTGCGCGACGGCGCGCTGAGCATCGACTACGACGGCAACGTCGGCGGCGGCACGACTCCCGAGATCCACTACGGCGTCGTGCGTACCTATCCGGTCAACGGCGGCGTGCCGACCGCGTCGGCGGCCAACGCGCTGCTGCGCGACGTGGCTCCGCTCGCGCAGCGGGTGCTCGACGGCGCCGGCGTCAGCGTCGACTACCGCAACGGCAACCGGGTCGGCGCCCTGGACGACAACGCGCACGCCGCCGAGGTCAAGATCGTTGAGGCGATCAACACGGCGACATATCCGGTCGTGTGGGACTGGGCCGGTTCGCCGCATGTCGAGGATTGGCTGACCGACATTCGCGCCGACACAAGCGACGACGACCTGGTCGAACTGCGCGATGACATCATGGCGCAGTTCCAAGACGCCAGCGAGGACGGTTTCGCAGTCTACTCCGGCGATCTGCTCGCCGAACTGACCGAGGAGCGCGACAGCCTGCGCGCCGCTGCGACCGTCGATCAGGGGTGAGGACGTTTGAGGACGTTTGGGGACGTTTGGCTGTCACTGGCTGTCACTGGCTGTTACTGGATTTTTTGGATATCGGGACATCAACAGGAAATAGGAGAGAATCATGGAGCAACTGACGTTTCATCTCTACCCCGGCGAGTACCGGCTGTATGTGTCAGATCAGCCGCCGGCGCTCAGCGTGGCGTACTACGAAATATCGGGCGACATTGTCGACGGACCGACTCGGTGGCAGATCACCATTCAACGGCCGATCAATTACTTGATGACCGCCGAACACGCGCACAAATTCAGTGAGGACATGCGCTACACGGCGGGTGACTACGCCACACTGCGCGAGGCCCGCGAGGCTTGCCAGCGGCACGCCGAGGCCGAGGCGAAGCTGTATCCCATCACCGAAACGGTGCGGATCGCGGCCCTGCTCGGATTCGCGTCATACGTGCGGCCGAACAAGAAAGCCTCACCGTGGGTGCTGCTGTGGTCGTCGCATGCATCGACGTATGCGCTATCGATGGACGACCTGCCGTTCGGCGGTTTCAGTTCGCAGGAAAGCACGTCGGGCGATGAAATTGCCGTGTGGATCGACGTTCCCGTCGGCTCTGCCGAACACCAAGCGGCCATCAACAACTCACGCATCGCACAGGAGGTTCACGCATGACCACGCAGGCGAGGCGAGCTAGGCAGGCCGAAAAGCTGTTAGCCGCCGAGGCGACACTGCCCGACAAGATCCTGAACAACGCGCGCACGCTCAGCGAAGCTGAGTACGTCGTGCTCGGAGATTGGGCGTGGCGTGCGTCTAAATGGTTGCTCAGCGACGGTCCCGACGAACTGGACGATCTGTCCGTGGCCGTGCTGCGCCGATGCGGCGTCGAACCTCGCGACCATAAGACGTGGTGGTTGCACCGCTCAGGATGCCCAGCAGGCGAGGTGAAGTGATGTCTGCCTACGTTTACGTTCACTGCGGCCCGATACCCACGGTGCAGGGAGCCCCGACGCCGGCGTGGCACCCGCTGGCAAGCCCGGTGTCCTACCCTTTTCCTACGCGCGCGGCCGCTGAGCGGTTCGCCGAGTACCACCGGCAGCGCGATCCAGGCCGGGTCATCACCGTCGGGTGACGGTTGGCGCATAGCGGCCCGTGGATCTCCCCACGGGCCGTCATGCTCTCATCGGCACGACAGCGATTACAGGCCGCTCAGACGGCCGTAGGGCGACGATGGGCCGGTACACTGCACAGGACACTTCAACCACACATCAGGAATGGAGGTGATCACATGAGGGACGAGACTGAGGTCATCGCCGAGCTGCGAGCGGCCGGCGATGCGATGCATGCCGCGCGTCGAGAGTCTGACAGGGTGCGCGACATCGCGCGCGACCTGGCGCTGGCGGCGATGGCCGGCGGCATGTCAGAGTCGGCGGCGTCACGCCACGTCGGCGTCGAGCGGCTCACGCTGCGCCGTTGGGCTCGGATGCAGGCCAGTAGCGCGTAACCGTTACTGCGGCCTCAACTGCGGCGCCGGAGGGTCGCGCGATGTCACGCGCGGCCAGCCGGTCGCCGATGTTCGAACACGCCTTTCGAACGGGCGTTCGACGGCTGCGTGTCGCACGCCTGTGCGAGTTGCTGCGAGGCACCTTTTTGGTCATCGGCCAATTTCCTGTTTTTCCAGGGCCGATCTTAAAATTTTTTGCCTAACGCCGGCGGCGATTTTTTTTTCCGGTGACCGCCGCCGGCCGCCGGGGCGAAGCGAACTCAACGCCGAGGCGCCCGAGCCAGCAGGCTTGCCATTACGTCCAGCACCCGGTTCACCACGTTGTACTCGGCGGTAACAAACGCGACGAACACCGTCAGCACCCACCACCTCACGATGAACCTCGGGCGAAGAACGCCAGAGCGGGCGGGTGTTCGCGATCGCGCTTGCGCTGCTGGGAGGCGCGCATCTGCTCCACTGACCTGGCACCGCGCCTGTAGTTGCATGACGCGCAGGCACCGCGCAGGTTCTTGCGGTCCATCGTCAGGTCCGGTCGCACCGAGCGTGGGATGACGTGGTCGGCGGTGGTCGACAGCCGGGTGCAGCCGTCGAGCTTGAGCCAGCACAGCGGTTCCTCGCGCACGACACGGTCACGCAGCGTGCGCCAGGAGCGGTGGTGAATCGTCGACATGGGCTCGTCCAAAGTG